AAAACCAATCAAATCTAACGAATGGGAATCTGGAAGAGTATTCAATACTGCTGCAATTTATGATAAAGGTCTTTTTCATTTATTATATAGGGCACAAGGTGTTGATAACATTTCTAGAATAGGTTATGCAGTAAGTGTTGATGGTTATAATTTTAATAGGTTAGATAAACCAGTATTTAAACCGATAGGAAAATTAGAATCTCAAGGATGTGAAGACCCACGAATAACGAAAATAGACGATAAATTTTATATGACATATACCACTTATTCAAAATATGGAACAAAATTGGGTTTGGCTGTTACAAAAAATTTTATTAACTGGGAAAGATTGGGTATAATTTCAGATAACAAGGATGGAGTATTGTTTCCAGAATTGTTTGACGGTTACTATGCAATGTTATATCGGAAAGATGATAACGATAAAGACAAACCTTACGTAATTTATTTAGCATTTTCAAAAGATTTAATAAATTGGGAAAAAGACAAGGAAGTATTGTCTCCAATAGAGCCTTGGGAAAAACTAAAAATCGGTGTAGGTGCTCAACCTATCAAATTAAAAGAGGGATGGTTGGTTATCTATCATGGAGTAGATGAAAGGAATTATAGTTTGAGTTATTGTATTTTAGATTTAAAAGAACCTTCTAAAGTCTTATTTAAAAGCGAGAAACCTATTTTAATTCCAGAAGAAAAATATGAGCTATGTAATTCCAAATCAGGAATAGTCTTTTCCTGCGGTGCTTGTTTAGTAGCAAATGAATTATATGTTTATTATGGTGGAATAGATAGATATATTTGTGTAGCTAATGGAAAAATTATCTGAACGAAGGAATAAAATGAAACTCACAATCGTTACTCCAACCCACAATACCAAATATATCAGGGAAGCTTACAATAGCTTACTGGCTCAAGTTGATAAGGATTGGACTTGGCTCATTATACTAAATGGAGAGGCTCAACATATTGACATTAAGGATTATAGGGTAAAACAAATAAATTATCCTAATGCCCCAGTTAGCGTCGGGGCTGTGAAAAATTTCGCCTTCAGCCAAGTAAAAGAAGGCATTTGCGTTGAACTCGACCACGACGATCTGCTTACCCCGAATGCTGTTCTTCGCATAAAAGAAGCGTTTAAAGACCCAAAGATAGGGTTTGCTTACAGTGATTTTGCAGAATTTGAAGCTAGGTCTTGGAAACCAGCTACATATGGTTCTCAATATGGGTGGAGATATAGGGAAAAGCACTTCTATGGGCATAAGTTTCATGCTATGCTAGCCTTTGAGCCAACACCACACTGTATCGGAAGCATACATTTCGCCCCAAATCATGTAAGGGCTTGGACAGTTGAAGCATATGAAAAAGCAGGGAAGCACAATCCCAGTTATAGAGTTTTAGACGACCAAGATTTAATATCCAGAACTTATCTAATTACCCAAATGAAACGCATACCAGAGTGCTTATATTTATACCGCAATTATTCAGAGCAATCATTTAGACGATTTAATAAAGAAATTCAAACTGGCACCCTAAAATTATATGACAAATACATATTCAATATGGCAAAGAGATGGTGCCAGTTAAATGACGATTATCTGATGGTTGATTTAGGTGCAGCACATGGGAAACCAGAAGGATTTATTGGTATTGATACTTATGGAACTGATATTATAGCAGATTTGAATGGAAAATGGCCATTTGAAGATAACTCAATAGGATTGTTGCGGGCAAATGATATAATTGAACACCTAAAAGACCCAGTGAATACAATGAATGAAGCATATAGAGTTTTGGTAGATGGTGGGTGGTTTTTAATCGAGGTTCCTTCAACTGATGGTAGAGGAGCATATCAAGACCCTTCCCATATTAGTCGGTGGAATAGTAATTCCTTTTGGTATTATACAGACAGAAAATATGCTAAGTATGTTCCAGCAATTAAATGCAGATTTCAAGTTCAGAGGATATTGAACTATAATCTCACAGAGTTTCACAAGCAGAATTACATCTGCTATACAAGAGCACATTTGACAGCAATAAAGAATAAACGATACCCAGGAGCGATAAAAATATGACAGAGCATACTGAATTTAAAGATTTTATCACAAGAGATGAAGTGAGGAATAATAGAGATAAACTATATGTGTTTGGTGATAACTTACTCGGTGTTGGTTATGGTGGTCAGGCAAAAGAAATGAGAGGAGAATGGAATACAATAGGAATACCCACTAAAAAATCGCCATCTGAATTTTTTTCAGATAATGATTATGATGAAATAGTTCCTTTAATAAATATTAGATTTGAAGTAATATGGTATTATCTACGACGGTATGAATATACAATTGTGATACCGCAAGCAGGTATAGGAACAGGTTTAGCCGACCTCTCTAATAAGGCTCCTAAAATATGGGCAGTAGTAAAAGAAAATCTTGAAAAATTAGGATGGAAAAATGAAACTATCTAATAAAGAACGCCAACTCTGGTTCCAAAAGATTTTGAGTCGTCGAGATAACTGCAAAAATCTGCGGGCTTTCGTTTATAATATCTTCGGTCGCAAATTGTATTCTAACCAGATAAAGCCCTTAAGAGATTTTTTAGACCCTTCGATTAAGAAAATTCTTTACTCCTGTGCCCGTCAAGGTGGCAAAACAGAGGATATCGCATTAGCTTGTGCAACTATACCGATATTCTACGACAATATTCATATGTATATTTTTGCCCCAAAGCAAGAGCAGGCTCAAATTAGTTTTGAACGATTTTCTAGCCTTGTTCATTCCAATCCTTATAATATATATGCAGGGTCGCTAGCTGTGGATAAGTCGGATAGGATTAAGTTCGCTAATGGAACAGAGATCAGGGCTGTTACTGCCTCACGAAACGCTGAAATTGAAGGTTTAACCTGTCATATTATAGTATTAGATGAAAGCCAAGCAATATCACCTTTTAAGGTGCGGGAGAGTTTAATGCCTATGGGTGGAGCAGTTCCTGGTGGAGCTAAGATTATCCAGTGTGGTGTTCCAGGAGTTAGGGGGACGCATTTTCACAGAGCATTTAAAAATAAGTATGACCCAAAAATTAACCCTATGGGCTATGTACAGCATATTTATCCTTGGGAACAATGTCCTATTTTAGACAGAGAATATGTATTGGCAAGGAAAGCCGAAGATCCAATTAGTTTTGCTACCCAATATGAATTAAGTTGGGAAAAGTCCAACATCGGCATGTACTTGTCCGAGGAAGATTGGGCACGCTGTATTGTTCATTACGAGCTCAAAGATAAGGAAGGCAAGCCCCTGCGTGGCGAGTTTATGGGAATTGACTTTGCAAAATTGAGGGATTCTACCGTTATTACAGAGCTAAGGCAAGACCCAGACCATCTTGAGCATTTCTATGTAGTTGGCTGGTGGGAGCTTTCTGGCGTGGATTATGCCTCGCAAATCGGCTTTATTAAGAATTTGTGGCACAGTCAATTAAAGCAGATATATGCCGACAAATCATCGGTGGGAGAAGGGCCTCTTGATGTATTAAGGCAAACAGGGATACCCATTGAAGGTTTCAATTTCGATATCCAACATAAGGATAAATTGTATAAGAACTTGGCAAATTTTATTCAGAGAGGACAGCTACATTGGCCAGCGTCTACTCCAAGAGGATTTGAAAAGGAATATATGCACTTTAAGCAACAAATGATGGAACTGGAAAAAGAATTTAAGCTGTCAGGACTTATTTCTGTCCACCACAACTTAGATGATTCGTTGGGGAGAGATGATTTTCCTGATAGTTTGGCATTAGCGGTATGGGCAGCTACTCACTTTATCGAGCCTACAGCATATACGGTCTGAAAGGAGTTTCAATGAAACTTAAGAAAATTACTTTAGTTTCCAAAGATAATTGCATACTATATAAAGTTGCTTGTTACGCTTACAATATGCTTAATATGCGAGTAAAACGCATTGATGTTGTAAATAGTAATAAGGCAATAATCTATTATAAAAGTTTTAGTGTCAAAATGAAAAGATAGGAGGGAGTCAATGAGCATAAAATTTAATACACTATCAATAGCTTTAGACACATCTAAAATAGAGAAAGCCCACAAGCTAATAGATAGTCTGTATAGCAAATTAGAAAAATACAATAGGGAAGTGATTAAAGCCAATAGGCTTCTTCGGGAGTTTGATGAGCTTAAAAAGAAAACCAATGTCCAATTTGACAAGGGCGAGGTTAAGGGTTTGCCTAATAAAGAGGGTTTAAAATAATGAGATTTTGTACTTCTTGCCAAAAATATGCTAAAACATACCAGATATCAGACAGCTATACCAAAATCGATGGCACTATTATCTTAATAGTTGAGCATCATTGTTTTTATTGCCTTAACCTAATTTTTACAGAGGAGAAACCAGACCATAATGGCACAGATAACTCCAGAAGAAGCTAAGATTTTAGCGAAATTCCTTAAGGAACTTAAGGACTATAAAGAGGCTGAAACTAAAAAGAAATTTATCCCAAGACAGATTTCAGTTATATATCAACATCCAGATAAGCCCAAAGAGTTTCATTGGTTTTCTTACCATAGATGGTTTGATAAAGTTTTTAAAAATGAAGGAATATCAAAGAATATCCTACTAATCACCCTGCATATATCAGCCAATATAATCGTGAACTTGGAAACCATGCTTAAAAAGAAACATCTGTTAGGTAGAACCAATGAAAGAAGACTTGAGAAAGCAATTGAACTATTAAAAAAGATTAAATTTAGATTTAAATAGAAAGGATAAAGCAATGAAACAGAGCCACATAATCGGTTTGTTGAAATCTGACGACATCGACACGCCTCCCCGCAGAAAGAAATGGCTATTCTATCCCTCCGAAGCCTCCTGCATTATCCAGGGCGGAGTAGTCGGTAATTGTCTTAGGCGGTCTTATTATGCTTGGAAAAAGGCACCTATTACCAATCAGCCCAGCGTGTTTGCACGAGTTTCAAGGAAAATTGGCAAATTCATCGAATCTGACACGAAAGATTGCCTGCTACATAATAAGGAACTTATAGATAAGTCAAAGAAAGATAGGCATTTCAGGACAGAAATTATTGAGGGAATCACAGTATCAGGCGAGATCGATGCTATCACGAAAAGAGGAACTAAGGAAATAGGTCTGGAAATTAAGTCCTTTTCGAGCAATCCAAAGTATGTTTCAGATAGACCCAAAGATACACATATAATGCAGGCTTTGCTTTACATTGTTTGCTACAAGCCGAGATTGCCCTATTGGATTATCTTTTACAGAAAATCTCCAGTAACATACAAGTCTAAGATGGATGACTGGCTCGATTTCGAGGGGTTCGAACACAGGATTGACTGGATTAAAATGGATAACAATATATTTCCGATTGTAAATGGGCAACTAGAAAAAAGTATTAGCATAAGGGGAATTTTGGAGAGATGGAAGGTTCTGAAATACTACATAATAAAAAACGAACTCCCTCCATGCGACTACAAATTAAGTAGCAAAGAGTGTGGTTATTGTCCCTACAAAAAACATTGCAAAGAAAATAGATTTGGTAAGGAGAGGTAATAATGATTCCACAAATTTTAATGGAAACAATTACTAGCATAGCTACCAAAATGGCGGATTTAAGCGAAAGTGCCTATCAAACAGAGAATCCAGATATATTTCGTTCCCTAATACTTGATATTAATGATAAACAACCTTATCTAGTTGAGTGGTTTGCACTTTATTGTCAGTCATGCTTGAATCAAGGAATGGGAAAAATGGAGGTGGCTGCTATGACTATGGCTTTTGTAGTAACAATGAAGGCACTATACGACCAAGATGATATTAGTAACTTGGAGGATTTGTTTAAAAAATGAAGGGCATCCCTAAAAAACTTTCTCGGTATTCGTGCCCTATTTGTGGTAAATTACTAGCTGTAACTTATTGGGGAATTGTCAATTTAGCAAATCTTAAATCAGATAATCTATGGAGATTCTGCTGTAATAGCATTTTGATAACTTCATTCGGCAAACATCATTGCTATTTTAATTCTCCGATTATTCAACTACCCCAAAACTATGAAGGCAAGATAGACTGGAACAAAATAAAAAGCCTCACAGATAGCATCCATCCTGTTATTAAGAATGCTATTGATGAGGCCATTAGAAAGAATAAATTTTCTAATTAAAGCTTGTCTTTGATAAACCTGCCAATAAAGTATAAACCAGCCGATAAACAAAGTCCAGTTACCACTACTGGATTCTGCTTTACAATTGCAATTATAGAAATCAGACCTATAATACAACTTGTTGCCTGACAGAGTAAGCCAATAGTTCTATTGTCCATATCTACCTCCTTCTTTAAAATTTAATACTCCAGTAAAATAAAAATCTGGTATCCTCAAGGTTATCCCATGCTTTTCCAATTGCTACTCCAGCAGATGAATTTCTCATCCACTCAGCTAACTCCATATCGTAGGAAAGACCAATATATGCTCCTCGATTTGTCCCAAAAAGATCTAAATTTATTTTGAAATAGTGAGCTATTTCTGCCCCTAAACCTACCTCCCCCTCTATTCCACTACCAACTCCAGCAAAAAGTTTTGGCCTGATTTTTATTCCATAAGGCTTTAACTGCGGAACATCAGATACATTTACTCTCTTATTATCAAAATAGAGCATACCCTTTTTTACTTCTATTTTATGTTGCTCTCCATTTCTTTCAATATATGTAATAAAGTCTTTGTATCCGAGAATTATAGGTTTGTTACCAATTCCTTTCCAGTAACCGTAACCGAATATCAAGCCTAAAATTAGGATGTAGGTAACTAATTTACGGACATTAAATAGCCCCATAAAGTCTTTAGCCCATCCCACAGGATCCAGTAACCCCGAAAAACCAGACCAAAACTTCCGCCTATCAAACTTTTCTCTATTCTTCCGCTTTTTACCTATACTACAATTAAATTCAGACATAGCTACTCCTTTATTTTAATGCCCTGATTTGACAAAAGTACACTCAAAGTCTGTAAAATTCCTATTACCAGCCCCAGGCGAACCTCCTGACCAAAAACAATTGGGTATCGTATAAGATGTCAATCCATGCTCAATGGTTAGTGTATCTTTCCCTGGAGCTAATAAAGAATATAGATTAATTAGATATTGCTCTAATTCAAGCCTCGTGTCTTTTTTCACGAAGCCTTTTACCCTGATAGTTAGATGCCCACCACCTAAATCGCTGGTAGACTGTATCAGCACTCCCAAGGCTGTTGGGATTATAAGTGGTTGAACATTTCCAGAATATGCTGGAGATACAGAGGCAGAATCACCTATGTAGATACTCCCGAATTTAACTCTTTGCTTTGGAATTTCCTCGCCACCTGGAACAGCATCGATAGCTCCACGTTTCGAGAAAGTTAGCGTTGTAATCGAAAACTCACTTTGAGCTGTCCTTACAGTGTATCCTGTTAGTCTGCAATCAGCAAAAGTAACCGCAACCCCACCGCCATCGGCTCCTGTTTCAAAGAAAATATCATATTCCTCACCTTTAACTAAAGTAATATCATAAATATCCGTTGCATAGGCTATGGTTATTGTTAGAGTCTCTGTATCTTTTGTTTCATCAGTTATTTCACCTTGTGTGCCATATTCCTTATGGGTTACTATGGCATAGTCTATAGAAATGTCTGTTGTGGGTACTATCTCCTTTTTTAGCACATCGTTTTGTTTTAGTTTTACCTTACCCACAGAAAATTTGTAAGTTGACATTATTACCTCCTGTTTTAGTTTCCTATACGCAAATTATCAATATAAAAAGAAGTTTCATACGACATATGTTCTAATACAGTACCATATAAGCCAAGACCTGCTTGACCGCATTCAATATTTATAGAGTAAACTTTTTTTCCAATAATTGAACTACCAAAAGCAGCTTGATAATCATTTTCAATATTCCTATTAAAACTTTCAAATTCTGCTACTGGTATATATATATGCCCAACTCCAGATAAATTGTAGGGATTGAATGAACCCATATAGTAATCAATATCATAATTTAATTTCGTACCATCAGTAAAACATAGTTGAATGTAGTACTCTCTCACAGGATTAATCCATAGCCCATAACTTTTTGACCAACCATCTGTCCAATTCCTAACTAATGAAGAGCCTTGAAATGAAAATTTACTATTAACATTAATATTAGGAAAACTTGGCTTCTCTATATTAAGACTTATATCATTAGTAGCAAATCTTAAAAAATGACTATTGGGAATTTCCGAATCTATCTCCATTGCAACTTTTATATAAACATTATGGTCTGATTTACAGATAGTCTGATGACTAATTGTAACTTCCTTTTCTTCACCAAATTGACGAAACATATAAATGGTAAGTTCCCCTGAATAATGATTTAAACTGTTATTGCCATCAAAATCTCCAGAAAATACTTTGCCTGTATAATACTGCAAAAATGGGTCCCAAGTTTGAGTATAAATATTATTGATATAAAATTCTGGAGTAGTTATATCGTAAGGTTCAAACCAAGAAAGAAGAATTGGATGTCTTAAATCCTCTACATGAGCTGCTCTTACAGGGGTCGCTAAAGTTAAATCAGAATCTATCCATTCTGTTTGATGTTCTGTTCGCATCTCTTTTCCTTCTTCATTGTAATTGAAATAATAATCTTTAGTAGATCCTCCAGCTTCCAAGATTTTTTCAGTTGATACTCTTAATTCTTCTATGTGAATTCTCCTTACAGGTTCTCCTTTTTTTACTTCTGAAAATACAGTCTTATATGCCTTACCTTCTTCTGGTTCTTCTGGTGTATCCTCCAAACCTATATCTTCTTCTTGCTGTTTTCTAGCCTCTTGTAATTGTGTTATATGTAGCCACCTACAGGGTGTTTTACCTTTGTACTCTTCACCAGCTAACCCTCGTGGCGTTAATAGGGGATCTTCAACCCAGACATAAATGCCTTCTTCTCTTAACCTTTCTATTTCTTCTGGATCTATCACTATTTGACTGAAACAAACTGGACATCTGGGATATTCTTCCGCCATTATAATTCTCCTCTAATCAGAATAAGATGCAATACCCGCAATGGGATCTTTACCTGGATCGTGCTTTGCTTCTCCCACAATTGCTGCTACCTTTTTCATATCATAATCAAGAATTGTGATATACCCAGCATTAACATTCCCTTTATCTTTTCTCTGTAACATCTCTTTCCTTCTCAATATAACTACTGCTGCATAATGACTTTTGGTTGTTAAATCTAAATGTGTTAGAAAACCACTCGTGGTGAAGTCGTGCGTAACTCTCAAAACTTCTAATCCATTAACCTGTGTTCTTAGTGCTAGAGTTTCATCTCCCAATATAGTTATTGTAGCCTTATCAGCATCTTCAAGATGTCTTGCACTTTCACTTTCTGCTCGTGCCTGTAAATAACTATTAACTTCAGCTACATTACTTTGTGAAACATACTCATAAGGAATATTAGCAGGGACACTTATTTCAAATGGAATGATATTCTCGTGATAAGTCCTAGAAGCTATCCCACTTCCAGATGATTTAGATAGCCTATCTTCTTTATAGGTATAAACTACCTTCATAAAAGCAAACCAACGCCTAGGTTCGTTCCATATATTCACATATAACTCTTCTTCATCTTCAGTAGTTTTAAATGTTGCTTTACCACTCTCAATTCTTTCATGCCAATAAGGTTGTAGTGGAAGAACCGTAATGGTCGCAATATTACCATCTTCAGAATATTCCACTTTTGAGCTAATAGAAACCCATTTGCTAGGATATTTGCGATAAGTTTTTACAGGAAATCTTCCTTCGGAACCACCATCTTCCCATTTTTCTTTGGTCATATGACCAGGTAATACTTCAACATCCAAATATTTAGTAACCTCTGGCTTTTCATTCATAGAAGCAAAAACTTGAACATCCGAAATTTCATTACCTGTAACATCCATAATATTTTGTGGTTTAAATATATCATCCCAGTATCTCGCTTTCCAGCTTACGCATCTAGTTATTCTTTTCTTCTCGCTAAAAACAGTAATCACTTTAGCTGGATTGGTTAAATCTCTATCTAAATTTTGTCTTAGAATATGCTTTCCCACCTCAAATGTTCTTCGTGTAATTGGAGAACCCAACTTGTAGTAACTGATATTCCCGAAGACATCGGTATGTATTTTATAATTTCCTTTATATTTTAAAGAATTTTCCATAAATTCTAATTCTGTTAAATCAGACACATTCACTGGGTTCCATAGCTCTTCAGGCCACTCTGTAGGTCGCTTAACATCTACTCCAACAGGATGCAGAGTTTTTTCCCACAATTTATCTATAGCTGTATAAGAAACCCTTAGATGTCGTGAATCATAGGTTTTACTTCTTTTTGTTAAAATGCCAGTAAATACCAATCTGTCATTAATTTCCACTTTTACTTCCTGTCTAGCAGCTTCTGGTAATCCTGCTGTGCTTGGATTTTTTGGGATATAAAATGTTGCCGTTGAAAAAGCTGGCCCGTAAACTGTCTCAACCCGCTCCAAAACTGCATCATCTCTATGAGTACCACCGATATAAATTTTGAAACTAGGATCTGTATATCTATCAACATTATAAGTGGGAGTGCCAGAGGTATTAACTCCCGAACTTTCATCGCCTAAACCATTTACGCCCCTCACCTGAAAAGTATAAGAAACACCTGTTACCAAACTCCCAGCTATATAAGAATCAGTTTTAATAAGAGTTTCATTCTGTTTTACCCAAACACTGCTTACATCCTTATAAACATTATACCCGTAATTACCTGTATCTGTCCAAGCCAATAATAATGACTCACCTGTTTGAGTATCGGTTGCAGTTAAACCAGTTGGGTCTGTGGGAGCTGGCTGATTTACTTTTAATTGGAGGTTAAAATCTTTTTGTGTATCAACCTGTGCCCTCAACTTCGCATAAAAATCTTTGTGATATACTATATATGTATCCGAACTGATACTTTCTTGTATTCTTTTAACAATATAGGCATCAGAATTAATCGTTGGAGCTCCATAAACATAAATATGAGCATCCGACGATATAATTGGTGAAATCGTTGCCTTTATATGAGCATCAGAATTTATAATCTGCTCAACAATTCCTTTAATAGTAGCATCTGAGGAAATAAGACTATACTCCCTGCCAACTGGATATATCTCTGCATCTGATGTTATTTCTTGTTGAACAGTTCCTTTTATATTAGCATCCGAATTGATAGTTTTCGATAAGACTATCTTTATGTGTGCATCAGATATAATATCGTTATTAATAAAAGCAGATGATTCTATGGACTTTTGAACACCAAAGCCTATTATATATGCATCTGAGGCAATAGTTTCTTGAAGACTTACTTGTACATAAGTTTTAAAATAAACATCTCGATTAAGAGTTTTATTCCAAGTAGAACCACTATTATTGCTATATACAAATGTGCCATTAGCATATATATCTGACCACGCATAAAATATGTATCTATTGCTACTATCTCCTCCATCACTTTTTTGTTTAATTGCAATACAATAACTAGTGCTAGCTATCTGACTCATAGGAGAAGAAAAAGTTATTATTAATTCTGCATTATTTGTAATAGTAGATTCTAAAATTTCTTCTGAAGCAAGAACATTACCATCAGGTTCTCCAGCCGATTCTCCTTGAATTTCAACTATTAGATTGTTGGGAGTCCCAGCTTTTCCCATCCATAATTTCAATTGAACTAATTGTCCATTTAATCCAGCTTGGAAACATTGACCATGATAATTAGTTCCCCAAAAAGAACTTGCATATGAGCTACTATGTAGGTTTTGTTGTTGGTCTAATTGTAAAGCCATTCTATTTCCTTAGATAATTATATTACCAAACTCATCTATTTGTATAACCTTCTTAAAATTTTTACCAGTTTTGTCGTTATATTGGAATCCCAAAAAATATAGCACAGTAGTATTTAATAAGTTCCCAGTTTGGGTTATCTCTTTTGTAATCCGTCTAAAATAAATAAGCCTCTTCCTATTCCTATCATCAACATTTGATAATAGTTCAGGTTGAGGCATTTGGATATTATTTATATAAATTATGCCTAATTTCAAGTCTAAAGTAAGGCATAAAGATTTCTCGATATGAAAAAGTGTAAATTTAACCAAATCGTTCTGCCTATCTAAAACAGCACGAAATAAATTCTCCTTATCATCATCAAATTGCTTCAACTGACTACCATCAGAGAATTGAGCCAGCCAGTGAATTTTTAAAGGTGTGGATGCCATTGCATTGGTCTCCTATTTTATTATATTAAAATTGTTCATAAGTTCTTGAAACTGATTAAGTTTCGTCATATTGAAACTTCATAGTTTTCTGATTTACTGCACCCGCAGGTGTCGCTCCACTAGTCTTTAACTGAAGCACAAAATACTCAGTATATCCTGGACTATCTATATAAAGAGTAGTCCCATCACTTGCGTGGATTGTTACAGCAGTTCCTTCAGTTATCGGCAGAGTAGTCCCACCCATATCAGTAATAACTGGGGTCGCATAGGTTGTTACCAATCTATATGCAATAGTTTCGCCAGTTTTGTAATCTCCAGCAGATTTCCAGAACTTCATATTTTCTATCTTAGTAAAAGTCCCAGAAAACTTTGCCCTGATATATTTCTCATATGCGTTTTCACCAGCAGTAATTGGATAATTAGATACTGGACTCAAATTAGGATTATCGGCATTACCGAAGTTTATCGTGCTAATAGCATCTGTAATATCCCCTGGTGCTGTATGATTCGTCTCGCTCCATTCATATGTGGCTGCCATAGATTTTCACCTCCTTATAATTTATTTAAGTTTAGTATATGTAGAAACCTCGGAGAAGAACTTTGAGAAAAGACCCACCCTCGGTTTGCGCATTATACGGTACATCTACTTTTAATTGTAATCTTTTAGCATTATCTTGCGGAATTGGATTATCACAAACTTTTTTAATCCTATCTCCTAATAGTGTATAATCAGCTTCCTCATCATCTTTAATCTCGTATTTATATTCAGTGTAAGGAATATTAGCGGTCATTGAAGTCCCTAAATGTATAATCCCGCTATCTACATCGTAACTTCCACCTGTAAAATAATTAGTTCCTGTCTTATTAGCATTATCCCATACTCCCACTATAGCATTAGTAGCAATAAATTTAGGATAATGTAACACTTGAACTGTATCATTGTCAATTTTTATGCTCTCTTCTGGGGCTACTGTTCCTATATGAACCTCGTTGGAGATTGCTCCACTTGATTTTATAGCTACCCATTTATCAATATAAATCTGCTTCCCATATATATTTTTGTCTGGTGTGTAAGTTATCTTTATATTATCAGTCCCAACTGGAGGGTTTTTCCCCTCGCTACCATTCCCAAAATCCAAAACACCAGTTGTATAATTGAATTTGTAAACCTCATCTTCGGCACCTAAACCAGAGAAACTATCCACCCGTCGCCACTCAATATCATCAACAATAACTTCTTCTACTATATCCGAAGCCACGGGTATATATGAAACTATGTGGGTTTGGTTAGGAAGACCTGTGCCATTCCACTGTTGAGAAACATATAGGCGTATAAGCTCTATTCTGATATTTTTAGCATCATCAGAATTCAGTGCGACATCTTTATCATTGTAGAGCAGTATATCATATGGTAATGTGGTAGTTTCCCCAGCATTACATAGACCGAGGTCGATGGGGTTTCCTTCTGTGCCTATCTCAACTAAAGTATCTGACCTATACATCTCTAAATTGGGAGCATTTCCCATATTATTTAGTCCTCCTTAATCTGACTCGGTTTTAGTTAAAATAGTTTCCTGTTCTGACTGTATTTGTCTGGTATTTCTTTCACGATTAATTCTATCTCTAATATCTTCGATTTCTCTATCTTGTATTGCTATATTTTCAATCATACTTCTGGTAATCTCTATAATTCTAGTTCTGCCATCAGTAGTAATTGTAACTAGTGAGCCTATCAAACTTTCTACATCTGCTCCATATCTTCGTTGCTCTTCAAGATATCGTGTAATTGCTTCAGGGGCTTCGGCTGGTCCTACTGCTCCTGGCATAGTTGGAGCTGCTGGGCCAACTCTTCTTTCCCTTGCTTGCCTTTCAAGTTGTCGTCCTGTTTCCTGCCAATTAGCTCTTGCTGATTCTAGCTCTATTGATGCCTCTCTGATCGCTTCAGCAAGACCCTCAAATGGCTTAATATCTGGAGCTATTCCCAAAGTCATTATTTTCTGAAGTGCATTAAGAGGTTTCACCAAATAGTCACTAAAAATTCGAGCTACTTCGAGAGCTCCCATCCTGATATTTGCTATAAATACTCGCCAACCCACAATCATATTCGTAAACCAATCAGTTACTATATCATTTACTGTGGTAATTTCATCACTAAATAATTTTAGATTTCCAATCCATTCACCTATTTTCCAACCAGCTATTGCTGCACCAACTATACCTAATGCCCATCCTACTCCTATTGCTGCTATCTTTAAAACACTAAGGGCTTTGGCATAAACTAAACTTCCTGTAATCGCTGCTGCTATATGAATATGAACCAATGCACTGATAATAGAACTCAATGTTATAAAAAGCAGAATTATTGGTGTTAAACCACCAACCAACCATAACAATGCACCAGTGATACCAGTAACTTTGCCTATAAATTCTTTCTGTGTATTTGAAAGCTTAACCCACCAATTATTAAATAATTTAAGAGTTTCTGTAGCCACTTTCATAGCATCTGGTAGTGTCTCTGCAATTCCTTTAACTGCTATAGCCAAAAACTCTCCTACAGTTTCTCTGGCTTTTTCTATTCTCTCTACTAAGACACCAAAAAACTTAGCTATTTTTTCTGGGGTTAGTGACTCTATAAAACTAATGACCCCATCTCGCATAGCATCAAAACTAATTCCGTACTTTTCCACAAGTCCCAATATACCCTTAACGATGCTCTCAAAAGTTCTGTTTCCTTTTATTGCCTTAGTTATAGCTACAACCAAATTTCTCAAAGAAAAAGTAGCATCGGTTAATGGTTCAGAATATGATTTATATATAGTTGTTCCCAATAATTTTATAGAGGCTACTAAGTCACGTACTCTACCAATAAAAGTTTTTCTCATTTGCTCAGCCATCCGTTCAGTAGCTCCTTCCGAGCGTTTCAAATCTGATGTAAATTCACGAAATGTGCTAGGACCCATCCTTCTCAAGACACTTATTGCAGTTGCAGCTCGTCTTCCGAATAGTTGAAAGATATTAGCTGTGCTAATTGTGCTTTTACCGAGTTCGCCTATAATATCACCAAAATTCTTTAATTCACCAGCCGCAGTGAGAAATGATACACCCAGTTTATCTAATAATTTTTTCTCTGCCTGCGTAGGACTTAACATTTTCGCAATGGCTGCTCTAAGACCAGTAGCTGCCTTACTACCTCTCACTCCAGCATTGGAAAGCATCATTATAGCTGCACCAGTTTCTTCCACAGTTAGTCCAACAGATGAAGCTATTGGTGCTATGTATGATAGTGTATTAGAAAGGTCTAGCATAGTTTCATTACTACCAGTCACTATAGTTGCCATAACATCTGCCATATGCCCAGCATCACTAGCAGCTTTACCAAAACCATATAGTGATGATACTACCATATCAGCAGTTGTAGCCATATCCATATTAGTTGCAATTGCCAATTCTAATATAGGTCCAACCGCAGTAAAAATCTGACCCACATCAAAGCCAGCCCTTCCAAGTATAACCATACCTTCAGCAGCTTCGGTAGCACTAAATAGGGTTTCCCTTCCTAATTCTTCCGCTCTTGCAGTCAACATTGCCATATCACCTGCTGCTACCATTGAACCTTTACCTACCATAATAAAGACTCTTTTCATTGCATCCTCAAATTTAGAACCTTCCATAGTTGCCCCAACTAAAGTTCCTGTAATCCCAACTAACCCAATCTGAAAGGCCCTAATCCCTATGGTAGATATTTTCCTAAAGGCATTATTAATACCAGAAGTTAAACCCATAGATAGCAAAGAAAAGTCACGAATTAATGATGAGGCACTTGCTAACCCTGCCCTTATATGACTAATATCCGCAGTTATGTCAACTTCTATAAAACCAATCTTTGCCATTTTTATTCCTTACACAATAATTT